GTGATCGACTCGCGAAAGACCATCACCTACGTCCCGACCAACAGCTTCTGGAAGGTCATTTCGAGCGACGCAGGCCGCCAGGAAGGCTTGAACATCCACTCGCTCTGCTACGACGAGATTCACTCTGCCAAGGATCGCAAGCTCTGGGACGCGATCAGATACGGCGGCATCTCCAGAAGCCAAAGCCTGATCCTGGCGATCACTACCGCCGGCGTGGATCGGAACTCGATCGGCTACGAACTCCACGACCACGCGATGAAGTGCCGGCTCGACCCGCACTACGACGAGCAGTTCTTCGCCTATGTGGCTGCCGCCGCCCCCGAAGACGACTACCGAGCCCCCGAGGTGTGGAAGGCGGCGAATCCATCGTGGGGCGTGACGATGGACGAGGAGAGTTTCCGGGCAGACGTTCGAGTCGCCGAGCAGTCAAACTCCCAGCTTGCCAGCTTCTTGCGATACCGACTCAATGTCTGGACACAGGGAGACGGCAATAAATTCATCAAGCTCGACCAGTGGGACCAGTGCAAGGGCATGTCTGGACACCTGGGCCTGGAGCGTGAGTGGTACGCGGGGCTCGACCTTGCCCAGACCTGGGACTGCAACGCGTTCGTGGCCGTGAGCAAGGGCCCGGACGACGTCTTCGATGTGCTCTGTCGGTTCTGGATTCCCGGAGAAAACGCCGGCATCCGCTCGCAGAAGGATGGCGTACCCTACACGACATGGTCCAAGAACGAGTCGTATGGGCTCACGCTCACTCCCGGAAACACGTGCGACTACGCGTTCATCAAGCGGGACATTCTCCAGTTCTGCAAAGAGCGAACGGTCCGCCTGATCGCCGTCGATCCCCACAACAGCCACTACCTCGTGCAACAACTTCAGGCAGAGGGCTTGAATGTGCAAGGATTTTCACAGTCGTTCGCGAGCATGAACCCAGGCACGAAGGCCCTCGACGGTCTGATTGCCCAGGGGCGTCTGCGGACAAACGACAACCCCGTCCTGAACTGGATGGCCGGGAATGCGACGACCAAAGAAAACGCCGAGGGCTACGTCAAAGTCGTGAAACCGAGCCCAATGAGTCCTCTTCGGGTCGACGGGATCGTGGCCCTCATTATGGCGGTGGCGATTGCGAGCGATGCTGCCTCCGCGCCCAAGGCCCCTGAACCGGAGATTCTGATCCTATGATCGAGGAGAACGCGGCGGTCAGTGACATTGTCTGGACACCGGCACGCGGCGAGAACGAACCGGACGTTCGCAGCATCTCGTGGAACAACCTTCTCCTTTCGGATGAGGTTTACGGCGGGAAGTTCCTGACCTCCGCCGAGGTGCGGATCAATCCGGACACAGCACTCCAGTCGACCGTGTTCCTCGCGTGCTGCCGGATCATCAGCGAGACCGTGGCCGGGCTTCCGCTCCTGGTCTATCGCCGCCTCAAGAACGGACACGAGGAAGTGGCGAGCGAGATTCCGCTCTCGCACGTCCTTGGCTTTGCCCCCAACGCGTGGCAGACCAAGTTCGAGTTCTTCGAGCAGATGCTCATGGCCCTGACGTGCTGGGGCAACTCCTACACCGAGGTGAAGTCGGGCCGGTACGGGAGCGTGACGGAACTCAACAACCTGCACCCGAGCCGCATGCGGGTCGAGCGATTGGAGAACGGCCGCCTCAAGTATTCCTACAACGACCCGCAGACGGGCCGGCTACTCCAGTACACGCAAGATCAGGTGATGCACGTCCGCTGGACCCCCGAGCCAGACGGCGTGAAGGGTATGGTGCCCGTCGAGGTGAGCCGCGACGCGATCGCGCTTGCCCGCGCGTGCGAAATCTACGCCTCGAAGTTCTGGGCGAACATGGGCCGCCCCGGCGTCGTGCTCCAAACGGACGGTGCGCTCTCTGCCGAGACCGCCGAGCGACTCCGCGAGAATTGGGAGAGAATTCATCGCGGCGTTCAAAATGCTCATCGAACGGCGATCCTCACGAATGGACTCAAAATTGAGCCATTCGGTGCGACAAATAACGATTCGCAGTTCCTGGAGGTCAGGAAATTTCAGTGCGAGGAGATCGCGAGGTGCTTTCGATTGCCTTTGCATCTAATCCAGGGGCAGTCCGGCGGCAACCTGGAGATTCAGGGGCAGGAGTTCATCAACTACACGCTGATGCCGTGGCTGAGTCGCATCGAGCAGGCCATCAGTCGGTCGCTCATCTATGACGATGCGACCTACTACGCGAAGTTCGACGTGAAGGGGCTGCTCCGTGGCGACTCCGGAAGCCGCGCGAGCTACTACTCCACGATGATGAACCTCGGCGTCCTGTCGATCAACGACGTGAGACTCGCCGAAGGGCTCGGCCCGATCGGCCCCGAGGCCGACAAGCACCTCGTGGCGATGAATTTGCAGCCTCTCGAAGAGGCCGTGAAGCCGAAACCCGACCCCTCGATGATGCCGGGCTTCGGTTCCGGCGCTCCGCCGAAGGCTCCTGGCGGCCCGCCGAGCCTCTCGGAGGTGAAAACCGGCAAGGCGCCTCTCGAATCTCCGAAGGGAGAGGACTCTGCGAAGCAAAGGTCCGAGTCGAGAGAGCTTCTGCCGCAGGACGAGAAGCTCGGAGAGGCCCAGCAAGAGATCGCGGACGAGGACGGCAAGTGGAGTAAGGCTGCCTCGCACTACATCGAGAAGAATCCGTTCGCTTCCCGAGGCATCAAGTGCCACAACTGCACGCACTACGTCGAGGAAGGCGGCTGCAAAGTCGTCTCGGGCACGATCGACGGCGATGCGATCTGCCGTTTGTGGGTGATCCCGCAGGAAAAGATTGCTCAGGAGCCCGAGCAGAGGGCGTTTTGCGCGACCGGCCCAGGCGGTGGCATCGACAACTCGTGCGGACTGAGCGAACGGCAGCCCTTCAAGCCGATCGGCGACTCGAAAAACACAGACAACGCTGTCGTTCCCACGGACGAAGAGCTTTCCAAGGCCCTCACGGGCTCGAACAGTGCGAAGGGAACGAAGATCGGCAAGGCTCGCGACCTTCCGGCCGGCACTCCAGTCGCTCTTCGCATCGACATCCCGGCGTTCAACTGGTCGAAGAAGAACATGGGCAAGGCGATCTACGCCGTGACGGTCCATGAGGACAAGGGCGGGAAGAGCTTCGGCTCCCCGATCGGCTACGAGCCGATGGCGAGGCTCTCCGGCCCGGTCACTTTTGCTTCTCAGGAGGCATCTGCTGAGAAAGTTGCGTCCGGAGAGCACGACAAGCATCCACTCGCGACCGTGAAGGGCTCGTTTGACCCCGATCGCACGATCCCGGCCGATCTCGATCAGTGGACTGCGGTCGGATACAACCCGAAGAAGGCCGCGTACTTCTACGACAAGAAGACTGGCCAGGAAGTTATGTTCGGAACAGACGCCGTGAGCGTAGGCAACACGGTTTTCGTGCGTGTTCCGAAGTACGGCCCACGCAACGCAGCAAAGCAGTACCGCTCGCTCGACGAAATGCGGCTCTCGGGGTCGTGGGGCATCGAGATTCGCGGATTTTGCCCGACCGGCCCCGGCGGCGGCATCGACAACTCGTGCGGCGCCAAGCAGATGATGGCCCCGGACGGGACTGGCGGTGGCGGATCGTCGTCGGCCGAAGATAGCGAAGAGGTCGAAGCCAATAAAAAAATCGGCAATCCAAAAGATTTGCCCGACGTTGGCTTTTCTCTGACGTCAGACTCGAAGACTTTCCTCGAAGAGAGGAACAAGTCTGGGCGCCCCGAGAATTTCTCGGATCATGCTCCAGAAGACTTGGACGCCGCCCGGAAGTTTCTGTCGCAAGACAGGCGAACCGGATACATCATCACGCCAGACGGTGACTTCGGGAATCTTTTCAACAACAAGGGCCCCAATGGCGAAAAGTTGCCGGGGGCCGGCAAGGCGGCGATTGTCGAGGGCGTTAAAAACGGAGCCCTGACGCTTGATTGCTACAACGGTCAGCCCGGGAAGAAGGGCTTTTTGCCGATTCTGTATTCAAAGTATGGATACGAACCCGTCGCCAAGCTAAAATGGAACGACGATTACGCGCCGCCCGGCTGGGACTACGAAAGCAAGGGCCGTCCGGACGTGATCGTGATGGCCTACAAGGGAGGCGACCGAAGCACGATTCAGGATCGTGCAGGGACGTTTCCGAGATACCAGCCTCCCAAGGAGTATTCCGATGACTTCGACGCCGCAAAGCAACGAGCCAGAGAACTTGCGGACAAACCTGCTCGACATGATCGCAAAGATGCCGAAGGACGAGCAGGAGGAGTACAAGGAAGCTGTCGACGAGATGAGCGACTCGGATATCCAGGAGGGGTACGGACTCCTGAAGAGCCAGTTGGAGTTCATCCTGGACTTGTAGAACTTCGCGACGACTGCGTCCGCGATCCGAGCGGAAGGTTTGGCGAGGGGAACAAATGCCAGGAAGGCGCGGGCACCGGCGGCGACAAGCAGAGCACGCCTCGCGTTGTCGTCAACGTGGCGCAGCAGGCGATCTCTTCGCCTGCGACCACCAGGAGTGACGACGGCAAGTCGATCGTCAGTTCCTCGGTGGGCTCCCGCGAAGATGGGACGATCTATAAGTTTGCTGGCCGCGAGTACGTCAGCACGACAGCCGCCGGAAAGTATCTTTCGGAGAGGCAGGCTGAGTCTCGCGGGCCGGCGATCGACTCTGCCAAACCTCTTGGCGACAAAGATCGAGAGTACGTTGCCGACTCGCACGTTTCGCAAATCCAGGCCGCCGCCGGACGGGGCATTAAGCCTGTCTTCTACACCCCAGAAGAACGGCAGCGGCAGATTGAGGAGTTCTCC